CACATTTTTTTCTATAGTAAGTTCTATTACCTTTTTTATAATTTACAGCAGCAGGTCGTTGTTTGCATATACATAATGGTCTCATACCGTATTTATCGTACCTTTAATGCCCCTTTTTTGCATGGTTTATTCATGGTTTTTAAAATAATTCTACTAAATACATTAAGATACTACCCAATAGGAGAAAGAAAAATGGCATTAACCTCACCAGGTGTAGAAGTACAAGTCATAGACGAGAGTTTTTACACTCCGGCTGCGGCAGGTACTGTACCTATGATTTTTGTGGCTACTGCAGAGAACAAGCTGAACGGAGGCGGTTCAGAACTTGCAGCAGGCACTTTAGCAGCGAACGCTGGAACACCATATCTAGTTACTTCACAAAGAGAACTAGTAGAATTATTTGGTACTCCACTGTTCTACAGCGACGGCAACGGAAATATGATTCACGCAGGTGAACTTAACGAATATGGATTACAAACTGCATATTCATTGTTAGGTGTAACAAACCGTGTATATGTTTGTCGTGCAGATTTAGACTTATCAAAACTAACAGCAAGTTCTACAGCACCAGGCGGCGAGCCAACAGACGGTGCATACTGGTTTGATGTAGAATCTACAGATTTTGGTATACAAGAATGGAACGGTTCCGCAGTTACAACAACAGGTGGACAAAGTTTTAGCACAATTACACCAATTGTACTTACACCGAGTGATGTTGATAGAACATCAGGAGAATCATTAACAGCTCCAGGAGCTCCAAAACAATCAGTGGGTCAAATAGGCGATTATTGTGTTGTAGCAATTACAACTATGAATAGAGTATACTACAAAAACAATAGTGGCGTTTGGGTAGAAATTGGCTCCGATGCTTGGAAAGCAAGCCATTACACAGTAAGAGGGTCAGTACAAAATCCATCAGTAACTCCTACAAATACACTTATCATTGACGGTAATACTGCACTTTCTCTTAGCGGAGCAACAGCAGCAACAGCAGCACAGGACATTAACGATGCAGGTTATAGTGGTGTTACAGCAGCAGTTGTTGACAGTGCATTAGAAATTTACACTACTAATGATAGCTTAACAATAGGTGCAGGTACTGCTAATACAGAACTAGGATTAACATCAGGTACATTCTATAGTCCAAAAGTTACAATAGCAGATCATACAAGTGTACCTCTTTATAAATCTAGCGACACAAATCCTAGACCAACAGGTTCAATTTGGTTCAAAACTACAGAGCCAAACGGTGGTATTGATTTGCGTATTAAAGCGTATAATGGTGATACTCAACTTTGGGAAACACTTACAGTTCCTGCATATCAAACACCAGCAGCAGCAATTTATGGTTTAGACAGAGCAGGTGGTGGTGCAAATCTTGTAACAGGCGAATTATATGTAAAAGCCAATGTAGAAGAAGAAACAGATCCTAAAGTTAACTTTAAGTTTTATCGTAGAGTAACAGATGGCTCAACTACAATTAGAGGACCAAAAGTAACTGATCAGTTAACTGGTGCAACAAGCTATGATATTGCAATTGCAGAAACAAAAACAAACAGTAGTTCATTTGCAGCACCATTAACACTTTCATTTACAGCAGCCGGTGCAAGCGGAGACGCTGACACAGTAGCAGGTGCTATTAACGCAGCAGGATTAACAAATGTTGTTGCTAGTGTAGATAGTCAAAACCGTATTGTTATAGAACATAAAACTGGCGGAGACTTTATTATATATGATATTGACGGCGCACTAGCAACATTAGGGTTTGCAGTTTTTGATGCAGCAGATAGCACAACAACTACAAATTTATATGCAGCACCGACACAAATTATAACAGATGCTCCTACATTACTAGGTGTTGGATCAGTAAATGGTGTATATTCTGCATCTAACTGGAAAGTATTAAGTTATACTCCAGCAGTAGATGCACCTACAACACTTACAGCAGATGGTGAAGTTTGGTATAGTTCTGTAGTTGACGAAGTTGATATAATGATTCATGATGGCACTGACTGGGTAGGTTACTTAAATTACGATCACGGAAATGGTACAGGTGACACAGATCCAAACGGACCAATTGTTGCAGCATCTCAGCCTACAGAAAATTCAGAAGGAAGTCCGTTAGTAGACGGAGACTTATGGGTAGATACTTCAGACATTGAAGAATATGGCACAGTGTATCGTTATAACGCAACGCTAGGTCAATGGGTACTACTAGATAAGTCAGATCAAACTACTGAAAACGGTGTACTATTCGCCGATGCTCGTTGGGCAACGGCTGGTTCAGCATCAGATGCATCAGATATAGTAGACCTATTAAGCAGCGATTACTTAGATCCAGATGCTCCGGATCCTGCACTATATCCAAAAGGTATGTTGCTATGGAACACACGCAGAAGTGGATTTAATGTTAAGCGTTTTGAGCGTAACTACATCGATACAAGTGCTGATAACGAACGCAACGGCGATGAGTCTATGGACTTATATTATGAGCATCGTTGGGTTACACTAAGTGGTAACAACGCAGACGGTTCAGGTACTTTTGGTAGACTAGCACAAAGAAAGTCAGTTGTACAATCTTTACAATCTATGGTTAACAGCAATCAAGAAGTGCGTGATGAAGAAGCAAGACGTTATAATCTAATTGCAACTCCTGGTTATCCTGAACTAATTGGTGAAATGATCACACTAAATTACGACAGACGTTTAACAGCATTTGTTGTAGGAGATACACCAGCAAGACTAACACCAGATGCAACATCATTAAATGATTGGGCAAGTAATGTTAGAAGTGCAGTTGAAGATAATGATAACGGAGCAGTTAGCTTTGACGAATACATGGGTATGTATTATCCATGGGGATTCTCGAGCGATAATAACGGAAACAACGTTGTTGTTCCTCCGAGTCATATGGCACTACGCACTATGGTTATTAATGACCAAGTTGCTTATCCATGGTTTGCACCAGCAGGTACAAGACGTGGCGGCGTTACTAATGCTACAAGTTCAGGCTATGTAAATAGTGAAGGCGAATTTGTAAGTGTATCACTGAACACAGGTCAAAGAGATACATTATACGAAAACAACATTAACCCAATTACATTTATTAGCGGCGCTGGACTAGTTGTATTTGGACAAAAAACTCGTGCTAGAAATGCAAGCGCACTAGACAGAGTAAATGTTGCACGTTTGATTATCTATATGAGAACACAACTAGAACTTCTAGCAAGACCTTATTTGTTTGAACCAAATGACAGAATTACAAGAGATCAAGTAAAATCAGCAGCAGATGCATTCTGCTTAGAACTTGTAAGTCTACGTGCATTATATGACTTTATCACAGTTTGTGATGATTCAAACAACACACCTGCTAGAATAGACAGAAACGAGCTTTGGCTAGATATTGCTATTGAACCAGTTAAAGCAATTGAATTTATTTACATTCCATTGCGCATTAAAAACACAGGTGAAATAGCAGCACTAGGTTAATAAAATTGGGCCTTCGGGCCCAATTATAAAAAAAAGCTAAATACATATGTAAATAGAAGAGGATATATTATGCCACTAACATCATTAAGAAATATTTCGGTTCCAATAGACGACGGCCAAAGAAATGGTACATTGTTGATGCCGAAATTACAATACAGATTTAGAGTAGTTTTACAAAATTTCGGTATTGATGGGGGATTACTTACAGAGGTAACAAAACAAGTTGTTGATGTAACTCGCCCAACAGTAAATTTTGAAACTATTCAGCTAGATGTATATAACTCAAGATCATACCTAGCAGGTAAGCATACTTGGGATCCAATTACACTAACATTGCGTGACGATGTTAATAATAACATTTCTAGAGTAACTGGTCAGCAGTTACAAAAGCAATTTGACTTTTATGAACAAGCAAGTGCAGTTTCAGGTGCAAGCTATAAATTCGAAACAAAAATTCAAATATTAGACGGTGGCAACGGCGGTGATGCAACATCACCAACAGTACTTGAACAATGGAATTTAGTAGGTTGTTATTTAGAATCAGCAAACTATAACTCACTAGCATACAGTGCTTCGACTGATCCTGTAACAGTTACACTAAGCATTAGGTACGATAATGCAGTTCAAACAGACGAAGACGGCACTACACGTAACAACGGCGTGGGCGAACCAATTAATAGAGTAAGTGGTGATGCATCATCAGGACCTGCTGTATTAGTTACAGGCAACCGTTCAGTAGAAGGTTAAAAAAACTTAAAGTGGCATTACAAAATAGAGAGCTTAGGCTCTCTATTTTTTTATATACGTAGTTATTTCATTATAATAAATACTTTATAAGGAGATTTATTGTGGCAACAATATTAAGAGATGCACAACATGCTCATAATTTATATACGCAGCAAAGGCTTGACTTTTCTCCAAAAGTTAAGTATCTCTACCATTGCTTTTTTGACTTAACAGACGAAGCAAGGTTTAAATCTCCAGTCACAAGATTCAAAAACAATCTTATAAATGTATTAGTAAAAAGTTTGAACTTACCTGCATATAGTGCAAATATATCAACAGTTCAACAATACAATAGAAAGAAAAACATTCAGACAAGAATTGATTATGAACCTGTAACATTTACGTTCCACGACGATATGGCAGGTCATACAAAAGACATGTTGAAAGAATATTACAACTTCTATTTTAGAGACGGAACAAAACAGCCTGGTGTAGATTTTGATCCACTAGATAAATTTGCAGGTAGTGTTCCTAGTTACGGTTTAGATAACAATTTTTCAAAACCATTTTTTAAAGAGATTAAAATATTTCAATTATCAAAACAAGAATGGAATAGTTATACTCTAATAAATCCTATGATACAAAGATGGGAACACAGTGATTTAAGTTATGGAGATTCCGGCGCAACCGAGAATAGACTTACAGTAATGTATGAATCTGTTTTGTATGATAATGGATATGTAAATGACTTTGGAGATCCTAAAGGATTTGCTGCACCAGAAACAGGTTATGATCAAACACCTAGCCCAGTTAGCGACGAGTTAGAAAAGTTTTATTCAAATCAGCCATATCCGTCTAGACAGACAGCAGGGCTTAATTGGCCTACTAATCCGCTATTCGGAAAGAACAACAAGAGCACTGTTCCTACACTAGGAGGAATTATTGCCGATACAGTTTTGAGTCCAGGAGGAATTGCAAATTTAACTTTTCCAGGAGCAGCAGAACTTGATGTTGCTGTTAGAATAGCAAATACTGTTAGAGATGTTCAGCAGGATCCGAGTGTTTTAGTAGACAGAATTGTTAATAATCCGGCAGCATTAAATTCAGTAGTAAAATTAGTGCTAGGCACTGGATCATTTAATGACGAATATAATTCAAGAAACTTTCAAAGATATGACACATTAGAAGATGTAGCAAAGCAAGCTATTCAAAACGAAATCGTTGGCAGATTAGCTGGTGGCGATAGAAAAATTGCAAATATTGCTAACTCAGTTATAAATGAAATAAAATAGGAAAAAATATGTCAAGTTTACCGCAAACTTTAAATCCAGATAGTGCAGCAAAAGTCAAAACTTTTTTTGATAAATTTTATCAGCCTTCGCAGTCATTTAGTGCAGCAGATATTGATGCAGTAATAGGATATTTTCTTAAAAGAGGATTTGAACGAGTCAGTGCTACCTCTACTGCAAACGTTCTTTTAGGTCAAGCAAAATCAGACGGTATAAATGTACAAAAACTTTTAGATACTTTAGAAGGTATAGATGATGTTACACTAAGCAATGTAGTTGGCAGAATTTTAAATACCAACAGAGATAAATCAAGTCAATTAGGATTTTCTAGTTCTATAGAAGGATTAAGATTAGAGGCTAGAAATATAATTGTATAATGGGACGTTTTGCACAAGGTAAATTTAATCTAAAAAATCCTGAAAAATATGTAGGAACTAAGACTCCTACATATAGAAGTGGTTGGGAATTTGCTTTTATGAAAATGTGCGATGAACATCCTGCTATCAGTCAGTGGGCTTCAGAAGCAATACGCATACCTTACAGAAATCCTTTAACAGGAAAGCAAACTGTATATGTGCCTGACTTTTTTATTGTATATGGTGACAGAAAAGGCAAGCAGCGTGTTGAACTTATAGAAGTTAAGCCTTCTAATCAAACTCATAGAGATAAGTTAGGAAAATCTAGACATAATCAAGCACATTATATAGTAAATCAAGCGAAATGGGAAAGTGCAAGAGCTTGGTGTAAGCAAAAAGGTAT